AGAGTTCACTCGTCACTGTAGATGTCAAGGCTCTGCTTGAAAGCATTATGAAGAACGACAAGCAAGCTGAGAAGATGTTCGCTCTGTATCGTGAAGAGGTAACGACACGTGGTCAGAACCTGTGGTCGCTGTACTCTGCCTTCACCAACTATGCAACCTACGCCGACGAGCGTAATGGTTTCAAGATGCGTGAGACTGGCAACGATACGCAAGCTAAGACAATGTTGGAACGTGAATACGATGTGGCACGGTGGGCGAATACACCACAGTTCCGCTCTCTTGTAGACACACGTTTCGTAGCTTAAACAAAAGGAGGTGCGCTATGCAATCAATAGATCAGGCAGTAGGCATGATGATTGGACTCGCCGTAGGTGACGCGCTTGGCGCACCTCTTGAGTTCCTTGATGCCAGAGAACCGGAAGACTACATCACCAAGTATTACAAAGGTGGCTTTCACGATGTGGACATTGGCGAATGGACTGACGATACAGCCATGACACTCGCCATGTGTAAGGCAATGCTTGACAAGAAAGTATTTGATCCTAACGCTATCATGGATAACTTCGTGTCATGGTACATGGAAGGTGAGTTCATTCCACGTGGCGAGTGCTTTGACATAGGCACGACAACTATCCGCGCATTGGAACGCTATATCAAAGACCCGACTGATCCATACAAAGGAACAGCCGACATGAAATCTTCTGGTAATGGAGCGTTGATGCGTACTGCCGCTCCTGTGTTGATGGCAATGGATAGACAAGAACTTATCCAACTCGCCACACAACAGACGTTGCTCACTCATGCTGCACCGGAGTGTGTACAGTATGGGACAATGTTGGCAGAAGAATTGTACTATGGTGGGCCTCTTGACAAGTACAAGAAGTATCGGCATAATGTAGACATACCTCGTGAGGAGGTTATGTCAGGTGGGTATGTTGTCGAGACATATACTGCCGCCATGTGGGCCTTCCAAACTACTGACAACTTTGAGGACTGCGTTATTGCCGCAGTGAATCGTGGTCACGACAGCGATACCGTAGGTGCAGTAGCTGGCATGATTGCTGGTACGTACTACGGTTACTGTTCCATTCCTGCTAAGTTCAAGAAGGACTTAATGTGGCATGACGAGTTGTATGACACAGCTTATCAACTGTGGGCTATGAGGAGGAGGTAAGATGTTATCTATCCAATCACTTGCGGATGAGTATTACTCTTCCCATGATTTCAAGAACTTGCGGGAAGAAACTAAGACGCAGTATCAATACTTTCAACGTGTCATGTTTGACACTCAGATAGATGGTCAGCGTCTTGGTTCTCTTGCACTGGCTGACATCAGCACCAAGCAAGCCAAGCTGGCTTACGATATGTGGTGTGATCGTGGCATTCCATTTGCCAATCACGTGATGGCCGCTACTCGTGTGCTGTATAACTATGCAGTACGCATGGAGCATTGCAATCTAAACCCATTCTCTATCGTCCGTAGGCGTAGCACACAGCCGCGCAAGACTGTCTGGGGTAGGTCGGATATAACCAAGCTACTAGACGCCGCCTACAGCGATTTCAGCACACGTAACATTGGGTTGATCGCACACATGGCATACGCTTGGTGTCAGCGTGTCGGTGACATGCGTGTACTAACTTGGGGCAGTATACATTTTGATAAGGCACGTGTGCATATTGAGCAGTCGAAGCGTAGAGCAGAGGTGTTCTTGCCTATAGACGACGACTTGCTTGAGATGTTACAACAACAGCATGAGGACTTTGGATTTCAGAAGTGGGTAGCACCAAGACCACAGCCTGTTGGTGGTGAGTACATACCATACAGTCAGTATAAGCTGCCGCTTCACGCACGTAAGCTGATGGATCAGGCTGGCTTGTCAAGTGAACTGCGACTATCTGACCTGCGTCGTACTGGCACAACAGAAATGGTCGAGGCTGGTGTCGGTATCGGACAGATCATGTCCGTTACAGGACATGCTAACCCACAGTCAGTCAAACCTTACATGAAGAATACGTACGAGAGTGCGAACAACGCCTTGACAGCACGTAAAATACATGGTAAAAGCACCTAACTGCCGCACAGGAGAGTGATATATGGATAATATATATAACATTGTAAGTGATATGAATGTACCAGTAGGTAATACAGTGAGGACTAAGTGTCCTAGCTGTGGTCAACGTACATTCACAGTGACCAACAACATGGGATCACTTGTATGGAATTGTTTCCGTATGTCTTGTGATCTCAAAGGTGGTACACGTGTTCGTATGTCAGCGGATGACATTCGTGTACAGCTATCTGATGCGGAACGCTTTGCAGAGGATAGCTTCGATGTGCCTGAGTATCTTGTGCCATACAACTACGATGTGTCTGAGTGGGCCAGTGAATTGTATGGGCTTGACGCGGAGGAGTTAGGTTTGCTATACGATGTGCGTGAACACCGCGTTGTGTTCCCCATCAAACACGATGGTAAAATCGTGGATGCCACAGGACGTGCGCTTGGTAAGCGTTTGCCTAAGTGGCGTCGGTATGGAAAGAGTGGCTTGCCATATGCACATGGCTGTGGTAAAGTCGCAGTGGTTGTTGAGGACTGCGTGAGTGCCGCCGTGGTTGGTGGTGGTAACTTTGTCGGGGTTGCTGTGCTTGGGACTTCACTGTCAGATGCACACAAGAAGTATCTCGCGCAGTTCTCAACAGCAGTAATCGCACTTGATCCTGACGCAGTGCGTAAGACTTTGCTGATGGCAAAAGAGTTGAGAGGACACGTGGACAACGTACGTGTCTTGTACTTGACAGATGATTTGAAGTATCGTAATCCAACTGACATGAGTAACCTAGCCGACATAGGAGAGAGATAATGGAAGTATCAATGCTACGCAGTCTGATGGACAAAGGCTTCTACGATGACCATCGTGGTGCCAAGTGTCCTGATCGACTGTTCAGTTCTGACAATCGAAAGATCAAGCAGACAATCGACAGAGCGATGGATCATTATAATCGCAGTGTCACACCTGACGAGGTGCAAGCCTTGTTCCTGTCTGACAACCCAACGATGACCACTGCACAGAAGAGTGGCTTCGATGGTCTCTTCACGCAACTAAAGCGTGAGGCACCAATGGGCAACGACATTGCACAGGAGGTGCTGTCCAAGCTGTTCCAGAAGGTAGTGGGCGAGGACATCGCTAACATTGGCTTCGACATGGTGAGTGGTACTGGCGGTACTATGGAGACGCTGCGTAATCTGCTTGAGCGTTATGGTGATGACTTCACTCCCAACTTGAACATTGAGTGGGATGACATTACTATTGAAACGCTGATGGCAAAGGCTGAACTAGAAGCGCGTTGGTCTTTCAACATTCCTAGCGTTGCACGTAAGATAGAAGGTGTAAGTGCGGGTCAGCTTATCGAAGTGGGTGCGCGTCACAACACTGGCAAGACATCGTTCCATGCCAGCCTGATTGCTGCACCGAATGGCTTTGCACATCAAGGTGCCAAGTGTATCATTCTATGTAACGAGGAACCTACACACAGAGTAGGATCACGTTATCTTACAGCCGCTGCTGGCATGTCCGCTCGTGAAGTAAAAGACAACATGCCAAAAGCACGTTCACTGTATGAGCCAGTGATGCGTAATATCAAGATCAAAGAGGCATCTGGACGTGACATGAATTGGGTTGAGTCTGTTGCCAAGACATATCGTCCTGACATTCTGGTCCTTGACATGGGTGATAAGTTCAAAGCAGAAGGTGGCTTTGCTCGACAGGACGAAGCACTGAAAGCCTGCGCTATCCATGCACGACAGATTGCCAAGGCGTATGATTGTGCTGTGTTTTATATGTCCCAGCTTTCTGCAGAGGCAGAAGGCAGGACACAATTGAACCAGAGCATGATGGAAGGATCACGTACAGGCAAGGCTGCAGAGGCTGACCTGATGGTCCTGATTGGTAAAGCCGCCTCAGTGGAAGGACAAGATGAAGATACTCCGCTGCGGCATATTAACATTGTCAAGAACAAGTTGAATGGTTGGCATGGTATGGTCAATTGTGAACTTGACTACTTGACAGCAAGATACGAGGGGTGATATATAATGCTGGGAGTACTCGCAACTTTCGCTGTGGCTTTGTTCTTCAATGATAACTCTGTGTTTATCAAAGATGTTGAACAAAAACGTAGTGAAGGATATAAGTTTGAGTATACAGGTAAGCACGACGCTGATCCTGCCATTCCACATATTGCTGCGAATGGTAAAGTATACTTCAGTATGAGGAAGGAATAGAAATGAAACTAACACTTGATGTAGAGAACACAGTCACACATCGTGACGGCAAGATGCACCTTGATCCATTTGAGGTGAACAATAGCCTGACGATGGTTGGCATACTCACTGATCAAGGAGACGAGAGATTGTTTCCGTTTGATCACGATGAACATGAAAGCCAACACGATTATAGTGAGCGTGTCCAGTGGTATCTGGACGAAGCTACTGTCCTGATCTGTCACAACGCAGCGCATGACTTGCTGTGGCTGTGGGAGAGTGGGTTCAAATACAATGGTCCTGTGTTCGACACGATGCTTGCAGAGTATGTGCTGCAGCGTGGCATCAAGGAACCTCTTTCACTAGAGGCGTGTGCTGAACGCTATGATCTTGACACTAAGAAGCAAGACACTTTGAAGGAATACTTCAAGCGAGGTTACAGCACACGCGACATTCCTCTGGACGAACTGTCAGAGTATCTGTCTGCTGACTTACATGCTACACAGCAACTGGCAGACAAGCTGATGCATCGTCTGAATACACCGAAAGACAGTGGTCTCATGGGTACTGTTGACTTGACCAATCAGGTTGCAGTATGCCTTGCTCGTATCTACCAGCGTGGTTTCACGGTAGACAGCGAGGCACTGGATGAGGTGCGTGAGGAGTTTGAGCAGGAACGTAATCAGCTTACCGCTGACCTGCAAGCACACGTGCGCAAGCTGATGGGCGACACGCCTATCAACCTCAACAGCCCAGAGCAACTGTCTTGGGTTATCTACAGCCGCAAGGTAAACGACAAAGCCTATTGGGGTACTGCCATTGATCCATACATGGATGAATCAGACTTCCGCAGTCTAGTCAATGCACACACTACTAAGCTGTCTAAGACTAGAGCAATGCAATGTAAGCCTTGCAATGGC